CAGCCCACCAGCGCCATCTCTTACAGGCTCATAAGTATCTATGAACGCCTTATAGAAAGTGTCTCCAAGATCAATACGCAACGCTGAGAGGATTTGCCTTTGTTGATCCTTAATGAACCTTTCTTTCTCTTCAAGAGGGGTTTGTATGGGCAAGTCGTTAGTTATATCTGCAATAGAATCGAGAACGCTAGTAAAGGTTCTCATTGCTTCTCTTCTTGTAGTATCAGTATTCACCTTTACGGCATTTGCTATCTTCGTCAGATCATTCTGGAGATTTTTACGACCTACATAGATACTCTCTTGAAGCTCTTCTCCTTTCATCTCTAAATTAGCTTTTTGGAAAAATAGAGCATTCTCTTGGGCTTGCTTCTCCAAACCATGCTCAGCTTCCCACTTCCTTAAAGCCTCCTCTCTAGCCCCTGTTTCTTTCTCCTCCCCATAAACAAACTGGGCTTCTTTCATACCTAGCTCATCCATACCACTTAATGCAGCTTCTTCATAATCCCTCATGCCTCGTTGTTCTGCTCTGGCTGCATCTCGCGCCACCGCATTGGTAGAGGTAGCCACCTCTCCCGCTCGCTGCCACCCTCCAGCCATATCACCGCCAGCAATGCCAGCTCCTAGCTGCATCAATGCAGAACTAAAGGCATCTCGTCTGCCTTCATCTCTAATTTGGTCGATAAGGTCTTGAGATTCGCTTCTGCGAGAGTCCAAACGTCCTTCAGCTCCTGTTCGCAGTTTAGCAAACTGGTCGATAAGGGCTGTGAGAGAATCTTTCCCCTCTGTCACCTCAGTTTCCAAACCTTCTCCCTCCGTTATAGTCGTGCCAACGTCTGAAGCAAGCTGCCTGTCTAGAATACTCTCAATGGTACTTAGATTAGCGCCCTCTGTTGCATCTGGATCAGCATCTCCATACGGAAGGTTATTACTATCGACAAGGTATTCCGTCCCTGTGTCAGAGGGAACCTCATCCGCAAATCCGTCCCTCGCCATCCATGCATCATAACTCTCCTCCCCTCCCACCGGGCTGACATAGGGGGCAAGCTGAGTATCATCAACAAATCCTACCGGAAGCGCCTCTTCATAGGTTTGAGCTATGACCTCAGGGTTTTGCTCAGCCTCTATTTCAGCTTCCCGATTCTCATCAAGAAAGGATTGTAGATTACGTTGATACTCTGAGTAATCAGGATTCGATCTGAGGGCATGGCCACCCTGACCCTCAAAACGATTACCAAATCGTTTTTTAAACTTTTCTTCATTCCTGTCGTCAGCCCTTTGACCCGCATTCCTCCGCCGAACCAACGCCTGTTGCCGCTCTGTTCTATTGCCGCTTTGCATCCTGACAACACCACCATTAGACATTCCAAGAATGCCCCCTGCTGCCATACCCTGACCCATTAAGGGAAGAGTACCTTCCATCTGGGACAGAGATGGGGAAGGTGATGGGGCAAAGCCAGCAGGAGGGGGCATAGAACCCTGAGGGAGCATGGAACCCGGAGGAGGAGACATGGGCGCTTGTTGAGGCATTGTTGCACCTAATCCCTCCATAACTATCTGATCAGCAACAGTACCTTGTGGTTGAGCCTCTGAAGATTCAAACCTTTTACGCATATCTGTGCGTCTTTGTATTTCGGAAATCACCAAGAATGGAGGCAGTTGCCCAGAAGGATTCTCAGCCTGCTGAAACAAAGCCTGATCCGGCAATCCTTTTACTAAGTCTTCTTGCTCAAGAATATTCATTAGCCGCCTCCCCATCCAGAACCCCAGCTACCACTACCACCTTGAGTTGCTCCGTACAATCCTGCTGCGCCTGTAACATTACCAATAAGCTGTTGCATATTTGATGGCCTATCGCCGTACACAGCCGTTGTTGATCCCGGCCCTACAGGAACTCCTCTTAACAAACCAGAGTACAGGTTAAGCTGCTCTCTGGGGAACGCTTGTTGACGTAAGAAATCCTGATAACCAATATCAAGACCTTGTTGCGCTAATCCTCTACGCCTTCCGCCTGCCGCTTCAAGCTGACCAAGACGATCATACTCCATAGCCTGACGAGTGCCTGTAAGACCAGCCATGGTGTTCTGTGCCGACATACGTCTGTCAACATCTTGACCTAATGTCTGAAATCCTTGCATGGATATATCAGCTAACTCGCCAAGACCCTGTCTATTAAAGGTAGCGGCATTAGCTCTTGCTTGACGATCAGCCTCAAACGACTGCTTAGCTTGCATATAATTTTCCATATCTCCACTAGCTTGAATATCTTGCAACTGAGTACCTAAATTTCTTTCTCTCTCCGACTGCATAACTCCTTCACGATAGCCGCCAAGACCGCCAGCCATTGTTGCCTGCGCCGCAATGTCATTAGCCGCTCTCTCTGACTCTTCTCTAGCAAGTCTTTTCTGAACATCTGTAAATTGCTGCTGGTAGGGGTTCATGTAACGATCTAATACTGTTCCCTGTTCGCCAGTAGTAGGGTCTATGACCGTGTCACTAATGTCTTCAAAAGCTGTATCCACCCCAGTAAACTCAGGACGCTCAAGTGCATATTTACCTACGTTTGCCCCTAGAGCCTCCGTTACTTCATCCGCCTGCAAAGCCCTTTGATAAGGGCTACCCATGCCGACTTCTCTAATTCCTTGTTGGGCCTCTCTAAAAGACTCAGGAGTGCCAGCCAAAGCCATGTCAGCATAAGCTTCTTGAGCGCCAGCTTCATATGGATCAAAGTCAGCAATTCTCCTAGATGGATAAGTTTCATAGCCAGTTAACGATTCATAAACGCCTCGACCTAAAAGGTCTTTATAAAAAGGTACTAGCTCTGTTGGTAATTTTTCTACCTGAGTAGTGCTAGTTGTATTTGTATTATTCCCGCCACCGAAACACATAGCTAAACTCCTGCGGCGAAAAATCCGCCAACGGTTATCAATCCGAGTTTGTTCATAATATTGCTCTTAGTAATAGCGTCTTCTTTACTGAAGACACCGATAATTAAAGGCAAGCCCTCTTGCTTTGCATAATTTTTTGCAGCTTCTATAAGGGTTCCCGCTAAACCCTTTTTTCTATATTCAGGTAAAACGTAAATCCATCCATCGGCAATGTACTCAGCATCAGAATACCAAGGAGAAGTTCTATGCAAGCCTATAGAACCAATCACTTTCCTCTCCTCATCCTCTATAACAAAAGCAACTTCTTTAATATTCAACACTATCCACTTCAGCGCTTTTTCTAAATTTAAGTTAGATGCACTTAAAGCCCCCATATCATGCTCAGGAACAAAATTGTTTATAAGAAAATCTACCACTCTCTTAAAGTCATCTTTGCTTGTGGTTAATTTTTTAACATTCATTTCCTCGGTACTACCCTTGACAAGTTAATAGGAGCAGGCTGTCTTCCACCGCTTCTTGCAGTTCTGACATTTGCCATTAATTCGTCCAACACATCTGCTCCAGCGTCAGAGCTGCCATCACCTAATCCTGACACCACATCAGCGGCTACAATATATTCGTCAGGAGAAACAGCTACTTGCTGGTTCTCTCCGATCATTCCCATAACCTCATCATCCATTCCTCCGCCAGAGCCTTTTATTCTTCCTTCGGTTTGAGCGTTAGGAACAATACTTTGAAGAACCGCTTCTCGTAATTGCTGAAACTCTTCTACACCGTATTCTTCTATAAACTGGTTAATAATAGTATCTGAGTTTTCCACATTTCCCTTTATCGCCTCAATTGTGAGTTCAATAAGTTCAGGAAAATCAGTATCCGGCGCTTCTTGAACGATTGCCACTTCAGGAGGCATCTCTTGCATAAAGTCCCCCCCCACCGGAATGTCTGCTATCCCTCCAGCCGCAAGCTCAATTGGCCCCATCGCAGTCATGAACCTTTTGGTCCTCCCTCCATTGTGGCGGCCCAGTACCTGTGCTATTTCTGCCTCAGACATACCAGACCAATCACCCTCACTTATAGCCGCTGCCTCTGATTGCGCTTGTGCATCAACTACATCTGTCGGATTGGAAGCCTGTCGGTAAAAGCCTTCTACTGTAGCCACATCTAGGCCCAAAGCTTCTGCGGATTCTGCGGCAGATATTCCTTGAGCGATAGCGACCTGAGAATACTGAATGGCTTGCGCCTGCGTATACGGAGGCTCACCAAAAGTGTCAGTAATGTACTGTCTTATCAATCCAGAGCGGTTTCCCGGCTCGCTTGGGTCTTCTGTAACAGCAGCAATGCCATCAAGAACCTCAGTTACTCCCCCATCATCCGCTGCCGCTGCCGCTGCCGCTGGCTCTGCCTCTGCCTCTGCGGCTGCTAGATTCGTGGCTCTCTGAGCCATAAGACGGTCATATTCATCCTGAACTTCCGCTTCAGTTTTGCCATAACGATCAGCAACAGCGGCAACATTAGTCTCTCCGCTATTGATTAAATCAACCAGAGATACGATCTCTTCCTCAGTAATCCAACCTGTACCAGTTCCGTAGTCAGAAAGAGCTGCGTTCATCCCTCTTTGACTCATAAGGCGATCATATTCAGCCTGAACCTCGGCTTCAGTTAGTCCATAACGAGCAGCGATATCGGCAGCACTGGTCTCCCCCCTGTTTATCATGTCTACTAAAGATACGATCTCTTCTTGCGAGGCTAACGTATTAATAGTTCCAAAAGCAGCAAGAGGATCAGCTATACAAACATTATTCACTTCGTCCCATGTGCCGCCTGAAACATCGCACTGGCCTTTTGCTACAGCCCAAGGATCAGGGGGGGCTGTCTCTGACCAACCAACAGGGCAACTAGGATTAACCCCTGTAACCTGCTGAGTCTCACCATCAGCGTTATAACAAGTAATGGTGGTGTCAACAACGGTGTCGTCAACAACAACGGTGTCATCAATAACAACCGCTCCATCCGCAGCCGCTTGAGTGTTATAGCTACCTAGAGGACAAACTCCATAGATATCAGACTTTGATATTGTGTAAGTCCCATCATCATTTGAGGTATAACAATCAGCTTTGATTGACTCGGTTTCTAAATTCGTGATTCCTCCAGCGGTATTAGTAATACCTCCGGTTGTTCCGCTAAAATCACCAGCCCCAGCAAGAGTGTTTGTGCCAGCAACAGGTGCATTCCCAGTATTTCCCGCAAGAAGTCCTGCCATGTAGTCGCTTGGGCCAGCTCCAAATAAATCCTGATAACGCTCTATAGGACGATCATCTACATAATCAAAGAATTGAAATTCTTTCTCAAAACCATGTCGATAATCTGAAGGAGGCTTTTGTTTAATGTCTCCTCTCAAGAAAGATTGTCTCTCTGCTCCAGAGTTTGGCACAGTATCAACAAAATAACGCTTGTCCTTTAGAGGGTCATCTGAACTCGTTAGGCCAGTCGTTGTGCCTCGTATCTCGCCCCCCATTTCGTCTGCCCACGCATCGCTTAAAGCGCCTGACGCAGAGCCATCGGAGGCTCTTATGTTCGTAAGGGGAGCGCCTTGATTAACAAGTGAGTCCACTCCCGCCGCAGTGCTGGCTATTAATGTCTGCGGGGTAGAGTTATCAGTAATCGTTGTCTGATCACCCTCAATGGTTCCAGCAGAGCCAGCGCCAAGCCCAAAAGTAGTGTCTTGAGGCCCACTTGCCCCGGCGAATGAGCCTGTGTAGTTATTATAATCGTCTGTAGAATAATAGGGGCTGCTGTTGTAGGGAATGTATCCCAAACGTGCATAAGCTTCCTGTGCGGTCTCACCGGGAAGAAAACCCATGCCTGCGTCTTGGGCAGCTCCAAACGCCCCACCTCCTCCGTTAAGCCCAACAATTCCTCCAGAAGCATATCGACCCCCATAAGGGTTGGGTGTTCCCGCAGTTGGACGGCGACCCTGTCTCTGGTTGCTTCTGTTAGCTACTCCAATGCTCTCATCAAAAACATCCTGCCATTCCTGAGCGTAAGCCTTATCTTCGCCTAACTGTTTCTTTGCAAGGTCATCCATAGCCTCTTGCTTTTCCACCGCAGCCATTGTTCCCGTTCCTGCCACTATCGGTAACATAGCAGAGGGAGTCATCGCTTGCTTGCCCATAGCTTTCAGGCCGTCCATACCGCTGGTAAAACCACCCATCCTATCGGCGGCACTCATCCCTGCGCGAGCTGAGGATAAGCCTGATTCAGCAATTCCAAGATTTTGCGAGGCGTTTAAATATCCTTGTTGTCCTGCTGATATAGGAGCGCGAGCCATACCTCCGATTGGATCACCCGCAACCCAAGCTCTGCCCAGCGGAGTAGCCACAGGAGGACCAGCCATCGCAGCCCCCATAGTCTCAGCATTAGCCATTGGGTTAACGCCTTGTAAATACTCTCCTGCCTGAGCAAGCTCAGGAGTATACGACGCTCCCTTCATGGCCTCAGTTACTCCAGCCTGAGCCGCATCTACAGCGCCCGCTTCAGCTCCAAAGTTTGCCGCCTCAGCACCAGCACCTAGAACCTTGCCTAAGCCAAAACCTGTTACGCCACTAATTATGCCCTTCTCTAAATCTCCAGTTTGCGCCCATGTAGCAAGACCAGCACCCAGCGCACTAGCTCCAGTCATCCCAAGAGCTGTACCACCCAGCGCCGCTCCTCCTAGTGCGCTTCCAATCATAGGTATTAAGAAAGGCAGGAATGCTTCCGGCTGCCCAGTTACAGGATTAATAGTTAATTCGCCAGTGGGAGACATAGAAGCAAGACCCTGAACCTCGTAGGGGTTCATGTGAACAAGCTGAGAATCTCCGTAACGTCCATGACTAGCCATTTGGTTGGCTTGTCTGGCTAGAGGTGCTTTGGGTGCTATGTTGTTCATGCTTATACCTAGCTGGTTTCTACGCCGAATAAATTAAAACTCATATCTCCAGAGGAGGCATAAATTTTAAGCACATCGGCCTGATTAAGGGTCATCCCAATAACAACGGTCAGTGTATCATTTGCTGCCACTGACTTGTCATAGAAAAGATATTGCTTGTCGCTTGCTACCGCCCCCTCAACATGAGCGCTCAGTCGAAAAGTTTGAGCGCCTACATTACGATTACACGCCACAAAAGAACTTATAGTCGTTTGCGCGAGATCAGGAACCGTATAAAGAGGTGTTACGGTGGTTGCTACTGGAGCGATCTGACCTAAGACTTTTATTACATCAGCCATTGCCTGCCCCCATTAATAAAAACTGGTATCGCTTTAAGGCTAAAGATTCTTCTTTGCCTACCTTCGTGGATATCTCTCTAACATCATCACCGACAGCAGAAAAGGAACGCTCTATAGATCGCCTGAGCGTCAGCTCATTCTGAAAATCATAATTAGGATTCGCAGTAGGCAATACAACTAAATTTACTTTCTGAGCCATTAGCGCCTTCCGTCAGGTCTTATATCAAATCTAAGCTGGCCTAAAGTCCACCCATAGCCAGTACCTGTACTTTCAACTCTTATTATTGACTCTCTAGTTCTTGCTCTTACATAAGACTGATTAGTGGAAGTCGTTACCGTAGCAGTAGCCAATGTCGCTGCCGCGTTTAAAGGAAAGTCTTTTCCTTTTAAGGTGATATCCATTGCGGCACTTGCAGTCGTTCCTCTGAACTCAAAATCAGGAATCATCCTATTCACAAACATGAACTGTTCGCCTTCTCCCATTTCCACACCGCCAGACTCTATGTAGCCATTCATAGCTATGCCGTCAGCGTCATGACCAAACTCATGATTGTATAAATAGTTTTCTTGTGAGGAGGTAATGGCTGATGCAGCAATAGGATAAGTCCTAGTGTTGGCGGGTATCCATGCGCCTCTGGTTAACGTCCCTATAGCCCAAGAGTCTTCCATGTAGTTATAAGAAACGTAATTAGTGCATTCTGTGTTGCCCGTACCTACAGGATAAAACCAATAGACTTCTGAAAAATCTACGCTTGTAGTGGCAAATACCTTGTACTCTTCAGAGGTATTTATATTACTAAAAACGTAGTCAAGGACAGTACAGGTCAAACGCTGGATTGAACCGTTATAAAAGTAAAAACCACCCCGATCCATGAAGAAAACCATATCGCCTGCATTGGTAGCGGCGTTAGGAGATATCATTGACAGCCCTTCGTTTACAACCTCAAATTGATAAGTAAACGGAGAGCCAGAGAAGCGCATAGAGTGAATGCTGTTATTGGTAAAGATTAGTATCTCTTGCCGAGTCTTGATAGCCGCTACAATATACGAGCCTGCCGTAAGGGTTACGCCACCAGAAGTGTTCGTAGAGGTAGGAGTCCAGTCAAAAGGGCTTTCTTGGTCAGACCATCTGACTAACAGAGGATCAATAGTCGCTATGCCAATCCCATTGCACCCAAAACAAATAGTATGACGATCTGTTTCTGACACCATGACTTGTAAGGCTAAAACAGGAGGGCTTACTGCTCCTACCTTGTCAGTAAGAGCCACTGCGCGAGTTACAGTCCCTGCGCTTTCATCCCAGTAATAAATTCCCCCGCCACGCACACAAAAAATCAGGTCATTACCAAATGTGTCTTGGCTCCAAAGCCTAAGCTGGTTGCCAGAAGTAATAGCTGTTGATCCGCCCCAAGCAGCCGAACCCCAAGTGCCTGCTCCATATCCCGAAGAAGAAACGTAAGTGTTAAGTCCTGTATTGATTTGGTAAGCACCAATGACCGACCCTCCGCCATTTCCGACATCGCCAGCAGATGCCGTTACCGTAACCCCAGCCGTAGTTTTAGCTGTAATTGTGTAGGTGTTGGCATCGCTAACATTGAGAATTTGATATTCCTGATTCAGGACAGCCGCAATGACGTTACCGCCTAGCGAGACTGCTCCTGAAAAAGTAACAAAATCATTAGTAACTGCGCCGTGATTAACATCGGTAATGGTTAAAGTAGAAGAGCCATTAACAGCAGCAAAAGTAACCGCTCCTGCGAGAGTGGTTTCTCTTATCGGCGTAACATCATTGTAATCAGCGCCTTCATTAACATAAAACTTTAAATTGGTTCCAACACCAAGATACTCGATAGAGGCTGATGCTACCCAGTCTAATAAGGAACGGCATATTCCCAAAAAATAATTGGTCGAATACTTCTGCCATCCTCCTATTTGTTCTGGCCTGCCTTTCCGAAAACGAATCTTATCAGCATCATACCAACCGCTTCCTGCGGTCAGCTCTGTGCCTTCTCGATTAATACCCGGCTTAAAGTCATATTTAACAAGCATCTTCTGTTATTTCCCTTATCCGGTTAAGGAATGTTTAAACGTAAGTATTGGTGCTGATTTGGTCTGTAATTTCTAAGGCTCTCCCCTTTACCTGTCTTGCCCATTTTGACTCCAAAAACTCCGTTGCCGCTTTCTTGTGATTCCCTTGCTCCATATGGGCGATAGCATTCTTGAATGTGGCAAATCTAACCCTGCCTAAATTGAAATGCATGTTAATAATGCCGTCTTTACGAGCGCCTTCCTCCATATCAGTGAACCACGGGTATTCTTGACTCAATTCTTTAATGGTTCGCACAATGTCGTTCTGGAGCATGTAGTCGATTTCGTCGTCGCTAAGACCTATCCCTGTATGTCTTCTGCTGCCGGAAACATTTCTTCCGCAGCCTATCGTTTCGATGCCAAGGCTATCTTTATAAACGTGATGCTTTACGCCTTCATGCCGCTTTAACTGTGCTATTAACTTGTCCATAGTAACTTCCGTGGCAACTGCTTCTGGACTCACTGCTGGCAACACCGCCAACAAAGCCCAAAAAACCCCTAAGAACTGACTCATCTTTCTCGACTAACGCCCTTGGCTTTCTCGAAGGAGCGCATTGCACCTAAACCCAACATACCCATTAAAACAGGCATCATTTCAGCAAGTTGGATCATTGGAATTAGCACATCTGTTCCTGTTAACTCTAACCCCATGTTTACAAAAGGTATAATAAGGAAATTTCCCGCCATGCCCAGCGCACATATCCAGCCAATTGCTGGTCTCCACCCTGCCACAAACATGTTGCGATGAGCAGCCTCAACCTTGTTGACCTCAATCTGGGCCATGACCTGTTCTTGCGTGTGCTTCTCAGCCATTGTCGCAATGTCATGCGACAGCTTTTCACGCAAATCTTTGTCTGGAATTATTTTATCCAGCAAGGAGGAAATTGGGCCTATCAGGGAGCTAATTGTTGTCAGCATCTACAAGATAACCCAAACAAGAATCGCAACTATTAAAATTCCAGTAATTGCTCCTAGAATCTCAGGCTTTAACTTGCCTGCCGTTGCTGCTACCGCAACGCCTATCTTAGAAAGAAAGTTTTTAATCATCTCAACCGCCTTTATTCCGTATCATGCTCGTTAAAATGTTTCTGAATCAGAGCTTCAACTGCCTCTAAATCCCGCTGTAGGTATTCTATCCGTAAGTCTTGTCTGGCGTCATCTGGCAAAGCGCCAAGTTCCCCTCTAGGCCATTTTATGCGGAACTCTTCATTCAGAAGGACAGAAG